CGCCCGACTCAGGTGCTGGAGATGAATAAGATTTGGGCGGCGGGGGGAGCCGCTTTTGTCGTAGACCGTTACAGGCTTGTCGCCCTGATGGGCGCGCTGAGCGACCCGTGGCTGTTCAGGTCGTGGCGTCAGGCGTTCCGTGAGATTGATCCCCGGCGCTGGGACTCTTACCCGCTGGACAGGCCGAACGACCGCATCTGCACCATGCTCGATATACTTTACCCTCCTGTTTTCCGTGATACTGACTCCTATGTCAGGCGCTACAACGCTGAGAAGTGGGAGTGCACTGATTATGACAAGGACCTGCCTGTGAGCAAGGCCAGAGTTCTTGGCTGTCGTCAGTATGATATCAAGCGGAAATGTTGACACCTACCTAGTGTCAAGCTATAATACCAGTACACAATTAGTGGGGACTAATATGACTAATACTATTGGTAAGGTGCTCAGGTTCTCTGAGCTGACTCCGGAACGTATCATGCGGGCGCAATTGATTAAGGTAGTAGTGCCCAGCATCGATGCTGTACTGGATTTTGAACGTCAATTTGACGCTTCGTGGACATTCATGATGCACAGCAAAAAGCTGTACAAGGACTCTGACGGTGAATGTTTTCCCGGAGTTCAGATTAGCCACGACATCAATGATGAAGCCGTGTATGCCCTGTACTGCGGACTGACTCTGACTCTGTGCGGTGTCACGGATGCAACCTACGATGATGTATACGTATGCTACTATTATAAGCCTGATGAGGAGCAAAAAGATGGAAAATAAAATACCAGCTTTCGAGGAGCTTAAGATCTCCCCGTCCATGCTCAAGAGCGTGGCAGAGTGCCCGCTCAAGTTCTGGCAGAGCTACATCACCAAGACCCTGCCGTATGTGGAGTCCGCTCAGAAAACACGCGGAACCAAGCTCCACAAGTTCATGGAGGACTCCATTGACTCCGGTGTCTTCCAATACGACCCCGACGACAAGAGCTGCGCCAGTGCCGAGAGGTTCTTTGCGTTCGTCAACTCAAAGAAGCAGAAGGGCTGGAAGGTCAAGACCGAGGTATGCTGTGGCGTGGACATGGATAATGTGCCTGTTGAGTATGCCAAGGCTAACCTGCGGTGTAAGATCGACTGCCTTATGGTTGCTCCCAACGGGCATGTTCTCATACTCGACTGGAAGACAGGAAAGAAATACAGTGTCGATACCCTCCAGCTTCAGGTCAATGCCATGTGCATCTACCGCAAGCTCCGTCCTGACCACATGGTAGCGGCGTTCTGCTACCTTGACTCAGACGATCTCACCCGTGTTGACGTGCCGGTCGGCGTTGTGCCGAGCATTAACGAGTGCCTGCGCATGGAGCCTGTGTGCATAACAGAGTCCAGTTACATTGATACCATCATGGCACTGCGTACCCTGTACCGTACCATGAAGACTCAGAAGCCTGAGCCGAAGAAGAACCGGTTCTGCGACTGGTGCAATGTGCCGGACTGCCCATGCCATAAAATACTTTCATTAGACTAGCTATTATTGTGGGGACAACTATGGCTAAGAAATTAGTAACGCTTGACTTCGAGACCTTTTGGGACTCCAAGGACAAGTACACCCTCACCAAGATGGGGGCAATAAATTACATACGCGACCCGCGTTTCGAACCGATGTGTGTCGCTGTTGGAGTCAACCGTGACCCTGTTATCGTGGTAGAGGGCGCTGAGATGAAGGACTATCTTGAGTCCCTGCATCTCGACGAGGAGGGCACTGTAACCGTCGGGCACAATATCTCAGGCTTCGATGGGCTAATCCTCTCTGAGTACTACGGCATTCGCCCGTGGCGCATACTGGACACCATACCTCTCATGTGCTACCTCGGACTCTCCAGTATTATATCCTGCTCGCACAAGGCGCTGACCGGACTCCTCGGGCACGGCATCAAGGAGGCCGGCACTGTGCTGTCTGACGGCAAGCACCGCAAGGACTTCACTGACTCCGAGTGGGAGTGGTTCAAGAAGTACTGCTGGAACGACTGCAACCAGTGCCGCCTGAATTTTATATCCATGATAACTGCCGCCAAGCAGTACGCCAATAAGGAGAACCTGACTGATGCGCTCGATCTCATCGACATCACCGCTCGTATGGCAACGGAGCCGGCGTTTGTGCCCTCTAAGCAGGCACTTACAGATTATGTCGGGACGCTTGAGGAGGGGACACAGGCGTGGCTGGAGAAGCTCCGTGCCGCTCTGTTCTTCGACTTCAAGACGACCGATGACATGCTTAAGGCCATACGCTCACGCACGGAGTTCCCCAAGCTCCTCATGAGCCTTGGAGTCCACTGCCCGATGAAGCACAGCGAGAAGCAGGGCAAGGACATTCCAGCCATCAGCAAGACCGATCTCGCATTCACTGCCCTGCTGAAGCACCCTGACGAGCGTGTCAGACTCCTTGTCAAGGCACGTCTCGAGCAGAACTCCAGCATTCAGAAGAGCCGTGCTGAGAACCTGCTGAAAGCCGGCGGCGACCTGCCTGTGCCTATCTCGTTGCAGGCGTTCAAGGCGCACACCGGACGGTACACCGCCGGTACTCAGGAGGGTTCTGACGGACTCAACTTTCAGAACATGAGCAAGCGCGACCCCAGCCAGCTTGCTATCCGTAAAGCTATCCGTGTGCCGGACGGGTATACTGTCCTCGCCTGTGACTCCAGTCAGATCGAAGCCCGTATGCTGGCGTGGGTCGCCGGACAGGACGACCTTGTTGATCAGTTCCGTGAGGGCAGAGACCCTTACGCTGAGCTGGCGAGCAAGATCTTCAACGTCCCTGCTGACGTTATCCATAAGAAAGCCAAGGATAGTAACGACCCCGAGCATAACAAGTACAAGTCCTACCGCAACACGGGCAAGACCGGCGTGCTCTCAGCCGGGTATGGAGTCGGCGCCAAGAAGTTCTCGGACACCCTGCTCCGTCAGGGCATTCAGCTTGACCCCGACTTGCAGAAGCATGAGGCTATGGCGTTCAACGCCCACAGAGTCTACCGCTCTGTCAACTGGGCTATCGTTAAGTTTTGGGATACCTGCTCCCGTGTGCTGTCAGTACTTGCCAGCTACCGCGCGTCAGGCAAGCACCACTGGTGCATGCAGTTCGGGCGTGATGACATGCTCATCGCCACGATGGATAAGATCCCCTGCACTGATAAGTGGGAGCCGTGTGTCGTACTGCCTAACGGCTTCCGCATGTGGTATCCCAACCTGCGTGTAACAGATGACGGGTTGGTCTATGACCGTGTTATCCACGGCAAGGCTACGCCGACCCGTATCTACGGCGGACTCCTCACGGAGAACATCTGTCAGGCGCTGGCGTTCGACATGCTGTACTGGCAGGCAGTGCGTATCCACCGCCACGGCATCGAGATTAAGGCGAACATTCACGACTGCTGGATTGCCGTAGTCCCTGATGACCGTGCTGAAGCGGACGCCAAGACTATGGAGTCCGTCATGCGCACCATACCGGACTGGCTCGCAGGCTTCCCCGTTGACTGCGAGTGTGAGTCAGGACATGACTTTACCATAGCCTGAGAAGCGGACTACGATATGTACCCGAAAACGGCTTTTCGGGTACACGTTCCTACGATATGTACCCGAAAACGGCTTTTCGGGTACATGTGGCTATCGCTGAACTGACTCTAGCTCTAGCCTGACAGCTCTAGTCGGAAGGCTTTAGCTGTGGTACAATACATACCGGAGGGGACGCATTTCGTTATTTATACTAGGTACTTAAGATGTACGATAAGATTAGTGAGTGGCTGTCCCTCCATCCTTTATTCTCAGGAGGCTTTATCAGCTTCCTGTTAGCCGTTCTCAGGCTGTTCCGTGAGCGCCGCAGTTTCCCTGCGGCGCTTTTTGAAGGCGCTATCTGCGCCCTGCTGACAGTCGGTCTGTTCAGCGGAGTCCAGTACATGTTCCCCAATATGCAGACTGATACCTGCGTGGCGTTCGGCGCCATGATCGGGTACTTGGGAACGGATTATGTGAAGCTCGTGTTGCAGGGTCTTATACCGACACGCAAGGATAAGGAGCTAACCGATGTCGCGAAACACACCAGTGACAGTGAAGGGGACTAACTACCCCTCGATAAGGGCGGCGTGCCACGCTCTCGGCATACCGTACCAAACAGCGTACATACAGGCCAAGCGGCACTGTACGTCTATTCAGTGGGAGCTGGAGCACAGCACGTTCAATCTCCAGCCTGTCGCCATTTCCCTCCCGGTATACGAGTACACCAGCAGGTCGGGCAAGGTATACAGAGTCAAGTCCATACCTGACCTCAAGCGCGTTATCTACAGGGACTACGAGCGCGGCGCTATCCCGCCGGAGTCCATCACAATACCGGTTACATTCAGGGTTACGCGGCGCAAGTCCAAAGCCGGGCTTACGTACACGCGCAGTGTCAGGGGGTATGATCATGAAGCTGAGTAAGCAGGGGCTTGATTTTATCAAGTCGTTCGAGGGGTGCAGGCTGGAGGCATATCATGGTGCCGCCGACCGCCCCGGACTCTATACTATTGGGTACGGGCACACCGGCAAGGTGCAGAAGGGGCAGAAGATAACGCAGGCTGAGGCTGACCGTCTGCTCAGCAATGACGTTGCCCCGATTGAGAAACAGCTGACCGCCGACGTCCCGAACGTCAGCCAGCACCAGTTCGACGCGCTGGTCTCGTTCTGCTTTAATTTAGGAGTCAGCGCGTATATGGGGTCGACCCTGCGCCGTAAGCTGAAGTCAGGCGACATGGTCGGTGCCGCCGCGGAGTTTCCCAAGTGGTGCCGTGCCAATGGCAAGGTAGTTGCCGGACTTCAGCGGAGGAGAAATGCGGAGCGTGCCATGTTTTTACAGTCAGGATTTGTAGACCTCGCCGTGATTATGGTAATATTCATGGTGATGGGTTTTGTTATGTTGGTTAACTTATAGGGGATTAGATATGTTTCCATATGAAGTTTATAAAAGGCTCCGTGAGGAGCAGAGGGAGCTTGTTGTACGTATTGGCAGGCTGAATCAGTTCATCGATAACCATGACAACATGGGCACGAACAAGGAGCTGGACGACGACTACATGGATCTCCTGAGAGACCAGCTGGAGTCCATGAAGGCCTACAACGGCTGTCTCATCCAGCGTATCGGCTTCGCCGTTACCGAAGGGGTTACGCATGAACCCCACTGTGTCTGTGGCAAGGCGATGGACAACAAGCCCAAGCATGAGCTCGGCGACAAGGTTAACCCCGATGAGATTGTGTCCGATGAGGACGAGCGCAACTTCGGCTTCCACTCATGGGTAGGTATATTCGGCGAGTGATGGCCTACGAAGAGTTTATGACCTCCAGCGGCGGCGGGCGCCGCCGCTCTGATGCTAAAATCACCATCGACATCTTTGACATAGCCTCGATGCTGACTCATTATTTTCAGGATCGGGGCTTTCTTGCACCTGATGAGAAGCTCGACCCGTTTGGCATTGCTGATCTGTTTGACAAGACCGGATACTACCTGACGGTTGAGCGCAAGAACGGCGAGATTAAAATACGGTGGGACAGCAAATGATTCGGAATATAATTATTTTCGATATCGTGCTGGCGCTGGTGTCATACTTTTATGGCTACTACCGGGGCTATAATGGGCTCCAGCAGAAGTATATGGCGGAGCGCCTGCGCTCGTCAGAGATGATACGCCAGCTGGAGCGCCAGTCAGAGGAGAAACAGAATGGGCTCATTCAGAACTATCTTGCGCAGATTGACCTGTACAAGAAAACTATCGACGCTTATACTGATGCTGACAATATCAGGCTTGACAGCCTGCGCGACACCCGTAAGTGTCCCGCAGTGCCCGCAAAAGCCAAAGCTGAGTCCGGTCTTGTCTGCTACACCCCAGCCGATCTACGCAAAAAGATTGCGGAGTCTGTGGCTGTCGGAGCAGAGTGCGACCAGCTTGCCATCAGGTACAGAACACTAGTAGAGGTTTGCGATGTCAAAGGGAATGACATTAAACCGGGCGATTAAGCGCGCCCGTGATAAGGCTGAGAAGCTGGGCTGTACTGATGACGGCAAGGAGCAGCTTCAGCTGGTCGAGTGGCTGGAGGAGCTTAAGCACTGGCGTAAGCTGTTCAGCGC